AAAGGACAAGCTGCCATGCCGCAATCGCGCCCTACCCTTGATCAGCAACGATCAAACGTTGCCTTCTCGGATAGCCGCTCTTCACCCCCAGTTGGGAGTAAAGAGGGGAAGCACCTAAGAGGTGCTTACACGAATGCTGCAAAACGACTCTGGCAGCTTTCACCTGATTGGGAGGTTAACCTTCTGATGAACGTTTTTGGACCTGAACGTATGGGATCAATCGCAGCTGCGTTTGACCCGTTATTCAAGTTCAGAATCGGCGGTCAGAAAGTTGATGTCGTTCGTCGAAAACGTGTTCGGGGAACTTACGAATACGAAGTGGGCTATGTTGCCCACGCTCGTACCGAATTTTACCAGAACTACGTAATCAATCCAGATTTCTCAATGACAATTGTCCCTGAGTATCTGGTTACCGTGAACCCAGATGAGGATGTCTCCTTAGACCTCCCATCTGCGCAAGCGAGACGTACGACATTTACCGAAGACTCAACTGATCGTCTTCGGGCCAAAGAGTGTAGATATAGTGAATTTCGTGAAAATAATCCTCACGAATTGCACTATACTTCTGCACCCGGTGGTACCTTTATCTGTCGTAATAGTGAGACTACGCAATATGATGACGGTCGTTACGACCGTATCAAGTATATTACGGAGTTTTCTTATCACGGCAGTGGCCCAATCGTGCCCTTCGTAGGGAACATGGGGTTTGATGATGGCATGCAAGCTCAAGAAGATGCTGTGAGGATGTGGTGTGCCGAACGTCTTGAAGACGTTCTGCCACCGTGCCTTACTTCATTTCGAGAGTTTAATGCCTTCTACCAGATTGGTGAATTGAAAGATTTGCCAATGATGATAGAAAAGACTTTTCAAACCGCACACTTCCTGCGCGACCTTGTCACCAACAATCCAAAAATCTCACTTCGTAGAACAGGTAAAGCGTCAGGTGACGCATATCTGAACGAGAAGTTTGGTTATGAATCGATGGAACAGGCCGCAAAGTCTTTGATGAAGACCCCAGAACGTGTCGCTAAGAGGTTTAACTACCTCTTAGAGAGAAATTCAAAGGTCTCCTCCCAGAGATTTAAGAAGGAGTATCGAAATCCTTCTTTGATGGGTACTTTTGCACCTTCGTG